CCTGGGACAGCGGGATAAGCTTCCTCCGCAACCCATAAAATGCAGTTTCATTCAAAATAAGTTTTTCAAGTGATGATGAAATATTTTTTAGCCTTAGATACATAAGTAAGGAGGCGCCAAAAATGGCCAACAAAAACAATAAAGAAGCAATCGAACGGCAGCAGGAACTTGCGATCCTCGCTGCCGGCGGAGATCTCCGCGCGCGGGATGCCCTCATTATTTCGCTGATGCCCATTGCCGCGGCTCTCGCCAGGCGCCGGACAATCTCGAATCCCGGACACCGAGAGGATGCAGAGCAGGCGGCGATCGAGGGCATCATCGCAGCGGTTGACAAATGCGATCCTGCGCGGGGGGCCGTCGGCAAGTTCGCGGCGTTTGTCGCTGATCGCAAAATCTCAACATATCTGGCTGAAATGCTGGGCCCGGCAAGCGTGCCAGCGAAAGCGCCGAACGGCGAACGCGGTGCGACGATAGCGGCGGCGATGCGTGGCGTGCGGATAGATCCCGCAGCGGCAGATCCTGACGATCCAGATTCCGGGATTGACATCGCAGATCCGGCGCCGGCGGCAGATGAGATCCTCTCTGAAAAGATCCGTGACCGGGGTCTGCGCGCGGCGATCTCCCGGCTGCCGGAAAAAGACCGCCTGATTATCGAGCGCAGGCTGGCCGGGCTGACACTCGAGGCGGTCGGAAACGAGATCGGAATCACCCGCGAGCGCGTGCGGCAGATCGAAGCCCGCGCGCAGGACAGGCTCAGAAAAATCATGATCGCGATGCAGATCACCGGAACGGGGGGTGGGAAATGAAGAGCACGCTTATGCCCGAAATCGTCGTGCCGGTGCCAGTCGAGGGCGGCGATTTCGTCATGGTTAATCGCAAGGATTTCGAGCGCCTGGACCTCAAGTATCGCGTCTTCGCGAAAGACGAGCGCGGGGATCTTTTCGAGGTTGTCAACGACGCGGTCGTCTATCTCGTTAATCGCCTGATGGGCCGTGGCCGGTTCGAGCAGATCTCGAACGACCCCAGCGATTACCGGAGCGAGAACTTCGTGCCGGTGGAGCGCGACGATGAGTGAGTTCCCGATCGCGCCCGTCGTCGGCTGGAACGGCGAAGAAACCCAGGAAATCCGGGATTTCATCGCCCGTACGGGCGGCGTTTCCGCTGTCCGCGTGCCGCTTTCGAAGGGCCGGGCTTTCGCACTGGTCGATCGCGAAGACTGGATCAAACACCAGCTCTGGCGCTGGTGCTGGAGCCTTCTTCAGCATGGCGCCGGATATGCATTCCGAGCGGAGTATATCGGGCGCAAGAACGGCAAGCCCCGCTATCGCTGGGTGCAGATGCATTCGATGATTCTCGAGGTCCAGGACGGCATGGAAGTTGATCATCGCAGCCGCGACAGTCTCGACAACCGGAAAGCGAATCTCCGGCCGGCGACGCGCGGGCAGAATGTTCAGAACCAGGGTCTTCCAACAGCGAACACGACGGGCTTCAAGGGCGTCTGCTTCGCGAAAAGGCGAGGAGATTACGCTGCGTATATCGACGCCGGCGGAGCACGCAAGCATCTCGGGTATTTCGCAACAATCGAACAGGCCGCGGCGGCACGCAACGCGGCGGCAGAACGGCTGCACGGCGAATTCGCGGTCCTCTCTCTGGCCGCATAACAACAGCAAAAAAGAAAGGAACTAAAAATGGAAGAAACGATCAAGAAGAATCCCGTGCAGGAAGAGGCGGCCATGGTCGATCTCAGCGCGGAAGAGATCGAGAAGCTGCAGGCGCAGATCGGCGAGCAGACCGGCCGCGCCGTGCGGCTCGAACGCTGCGGATACACCGACGCCCACCGGCGCGCCGCGGCGGCCAGCGCACGCTCGGCCGGTGAAAATCTCAGGCTTCTGCGCACACGCGAAGAAATCGCCCGCCGGCGCATGGCCGCGGCGATGGACGCCGGCGTCCGCGTGAACGAGTTCGTCCGCATGTTTCAGCGCGCGGCCGACGCGGTGAGTGGAGAGATCGAACGGAAATTGCTGCTCGACCTGCAGGCGATGGGTGTTCGTCCGATCTGGTTCCAGCGCTCCTCGCGCCTGGAAAAATACATCGAAAAATCGGCGGCATACGCAAAGCGGTGCGCCGATCGCCGGATGAAGGAGGCCGTATGATGGAAAAGTTCGTCGATAGATTCTGCGAAGACGCAGTGAAGTCGGGTCTCGTAATGACAGACGAGATCAAGATGAAGTGCCGAGATGCCGTCGAGACCGTCAAGCGCGAGATGTCTGATCCAAAGAATCACGACAGGAAGATCATCGGATTTTACCGCGGATTGATGTTCGAGGCTGACGCAGAAGACTGCCTGTGGTGGGCAGAGGTCGACGGCGAATACATCCCGATCGAAAACGTCGGAGTCGTCGTTGGCGGCGAGATCGTTCCGCTCATCGAGTACCTCGCTAAGGAGGCCGCATGATGTCCGCCGAACTCGCTCACAGGCTCATGCTCAAAGCCGCGGTCGGGGGTCGCACAGACCCCGACCAACTCTCAATCATCGTACAGGAACTGCTCGATATGAGCCGGATGATCGCGAACCTCGAGACGGCGAACCGGCTGCTCGCGGAAGACAACCAGCGGCTCCGGTCGGAGATCAGGGCCGGCAACGCATGAGAGAAATCGACATCCAGAAGCGGGTGCTTCTCGCGCTGTCCGGCGCGGGATTGCTGATCTGGGATCACCCGACCGGCATGGCCGTATCGAAGGACATCCTGCATCGGAAGATCACTACGATTCTAGCGGAATGGGAGGCAAAGGGGTGCGATCCGAAAGCAACCCTTGGAGACATCCTGAAGGTCGGTCGGGATTTCAGATTTCTCTCATTCGGGCTGGTGGGGTCGTCCGACCTGGTTGCCGTTACGCCGAATGGGGGAAAGTTCGTCGGTATCGAGATGAAGAAGCCTGGAGAAAAGCAGGAGTCTGCACAAATCGCTTTCGAGGGTGCAGTCAAGGCGCACAACGGGATCTATATCGTGGCGACCTCGGTGGATGAAGCACTCTCAAAGCTCCGCGCCGCCGGCGCGTTATGATCCGAACAACAATCCGATCGGGCAGCCGATCACACCTTCTATTACAGAGCTTCCGAAACTCCATTCGCAATTCACGAGGTGATACCGAAATCGGCCAACGTATTCGACCCGAGCGTCAACTGGGCTCTCATAATAATCACCGTCGCGAAACCCGAACAAACCCGACCCATCTCTATAGGTGCATTGCCAATTTTTGATGTCGAAAATCTCGCAGCGATCCTGTCGACCTATAAACCCGCCGGTAGACGACACGATAGACTGGCCTTGAATTTTGTAGATCGTTCTGCCGAGCGTCATCCAGTCATGTCCGAACGCCTCTTTCGGGTTCATTTTTTTGATTGGATAGCTCGTAATCGTGTCGTCATCACGGCCACACCCAGCCAGCGCCAGCGCGGCTATCAGCGCAAACAGCATCTTTCTCACGGTTCATTCCCCCCAGACTGACGAAAAATTCTACAACCGCCAGAAACCGCGAGCAATCCTAGAAAATCACTATAGATCCTCTTGTAGGAGGACAGAAAATGGCCAAGAAAAACAAGCAGAAAGACCTTCAGGAGTTCTATGGCTGCGACGCCGACATGGCCGAATTCCTTGAGGATATCGGTCGCGGGATTGTCGCAACCCAATACGACTGCGAGGACAGTTGGCGAGCGGCTGACGGTCGCTCTCTTCTGAGCGGAAAAAAGATCGACAAGGCACGCACGGAAGGCGGTTGGATCTACGGGATCGTTCGCGAATGTATGGCCGATACAAAGACGCCGGAATTTCAGAGGCGGGTCAGTGAACGCTCTGAAGGCCGGCGCGGTCATATCAGCGGCTGCGGTGAATGGACGTCGTTGGCGACATTCGCAGAGTGCATTAATCATCCGCGGTTCGCAGTGCGCGACATGTTCGCTCAGCATAGCGCTGTCTGCGGTCTTCTCCGGATGGCGATGGTGTGGGTCAGGTTCGCGTCGCAGGACGATGCTCGAGCCGCCGTTGCAGTGTTGGAAAGTCGCGTCAATCCGTCGGTTTGCGGCACACCCGGAATGGCCGCGGCTTACGCATCCCGCATGGAGATTCTCCGCTCAAGGGCAGAGAAGCCGCACAGGCCAGAGCAGATTTCGTTGTTTGATTATTTGGACGACGGGCGTGCACCTGAACGGGAAAAAGCCGGTCCGAAAGTACCTCCGGCGAACGGTCGCAAGCCGCGTAAGATCGGGGCAAGAGAATCCGCGCTGCCGATCTACGAATAATCAAGCAAACCCCGCTGATGTTTATATATCAATAATATAGAGGCCCGGATTAACCGGCCGGATGGAGGAAACAATGGAAAAGCTTAAGAATTGCCAATGTGGGTCGGAGCAAGTGTACGTCATGCAAGGAAAAAGCTCCATCTCTGTCGCTGACGTATTGAATCGCGGCAACGATTTCGTTCCGTTCGAAAGGTATTTGTTTGTCAAGTGCGCCAACTGCGGGTGCGAGATCAAAGGATTTGTGACTGTTGAAGAAGCCATCGCCGCCTGGAACCGCCGGGCCGCGAAGATGAGCGTTGAGGAATGGGCCGGTATGGGCGATCCGCTGTACGTCTTTCCGAACGCAGAACAGGCCAATGATTTTTCCAATCGACTGCGGCCGGCAGAACAGGACCGCTGGAATCGTGTTCGCGTCAGGGCTCATCTCGCCGATGAGATAGACTCCTACACGAAGACAGCGATCAGCAACATCATCGTCGTTGATGGGCTCATCGTGGATGCAAAACTGGTCCGTGAATGGCGTGAGAAGATCATCGCTCTCGAGGCCGAGAACGCTCGCGAAAAGAAGGTCAACGAGAACCTGCATGGAGTGATCGAAAGAGTCCGCGCTTTTAAAAACAGTCTCGAAGCCAGCCTCATCTCCTCCGGAAATCTGACCAGAAGCCTCGCAGAGAAGATCGAGAAGCTCGAGGCCGAGAACGCAGACCTTCTCAAAAAGAACAACACCCTGGAAACGCTGACAAAAACACTTGTCAGAAAGGCTTCTGAGTTCGCGGGGGAATGCGCAAACAAGGACGCTGAGATCGCCGCACTGAAGGCCAAGAACGCCGAGATGATGAGCCTCGTCGCGCGCTACTGCAACGCCGCCTAAAAAAAACAACCCGGCCGGCGGATCCCGTCGGCCTGCAGGGAGGAGAAAAAACATGGGCGAAATCGCCACCGTCAACCCCAACAACGCACTGATCATCTTCGATCAGCATTACACACCGGCCACGCTCTTCGTCCCCGGCACGATGGACCCTCTGATCGATCACATCCGCAAGGAAGTCGCGTCCGAGATGACAGACCCGACGACCCCGGCCGGCCGTGCGCGCATAAAATCCCTCGCCTACAAAGTCACGAGCACGAAAACCGCCATCGACACTGCGCGGAAAAACCTCGTTTCCGACGAGAAAAAGCGCCTCGCGGCAATCGACGCCGAGGGTCGCCGCGTATGGGACATTCTCGAGGACCTCGCGAAGCAGGTTCGGAAGCCTGTCACGGATTATGAGCAGCGCGAGAAAGACCGGATTGAGGGCCACAGAGCGGCGATTGAGGCGATCAAGGCGCTCGGTCAGGTCGACGTGAATACGCCCATCAGCGACCTCGAGAGCCGACTGGAATTGCTATCCGCCGTCGGCACAGATCTCGAGGAATTCACTGGCGCGGCTGTTACAGCGAAGAAAGCGGCCGTCGATGCGCTCACACAGCGGATCGCCTCGCTGAAACAGGCTGAAGCGGCAGCCGCCGAGGCCGAACGAGCCCGCAAAGAAGCTTCCGAGCGGGAACAGGCGGAACGTGAGGCGCGGGCTGCAGCCAGGGCTAAGGCTGAAGCGGAAGAGGCTGCCCGCGTTCGTGAGGAAGAAGCCCGTAAGGCGGCGGAAGCCGAACAGCGGCGCATTCGTCGCGAGGCCGAAGAGCGAGAGGCAAAGATCCGCGCCGAGGCCGAGGCTAAGGAGCGCGCCGCATCTGCAGAATTGGCCCGCGTCGAGCGCGAGAAGACGGAGGCAAAGGAAGCCGCCGAAAAGGCGAAGCGTGATCGCATTGAGGCCGAGCGCAAGGCCGAGGACGCCCGCAAGGCTGCCAAGACAGAAGCTGAGCGCCGCCAGCGCGAAGCCGTCGAGCAGGAGCGCCGTCGGATCGAGAGCGAGCGCAAGGCCGAAGAAGATGCCGCACGCAAGCGGGAAGCAAACCGTGCGCATCAGGCGAAGGTCAACAACGCCGCCGCGGCCGCTTTTGTCATGGCAGGTCTGTCAGAAGACGCCGCCAAGGTTGCAGTCACAGCCATCGCGAAGGGCAATGTCCCTGGCGTCAAGATTTCATACTGAACGGAGGAAACCATGAAACACCTCACCCCCACCACACTCATGAACCCGCACTGGTCAATGTATAGTGATGTCATTCCCAACATTTTGGATTTGTGGCGTGCCGGCCAAAAACTCCGCGCTGTGTGGATGGCGCGTGACTACTGTCCTGGCGACTGGTCGATAGCAGAAATTCATCACGAGATCCTGCGGCTCAACGCTTGCGCTTTGGAAGGGTCTCCAGAATTCGCAAAAGTGATGAGCGGCGAGCGAGACGCCTGACAACAACCAACACACAGGAGAAAACGATCATGACAAAGAGGCTAATGATTTCACAGGAAGATGGGACGGATCGAGAATTCACTCACGAAGACAAGATCAAAACCGCAGAAAAGGTACGAAAAATGGCGGACGATCTTTGCGAGTTGATTTCATTATTGCGGAAGTCCGGTTTGGAAGTCGATGTTGATTTCATGTCATCTTACGACATGTCAGGTGCCGAGGGGGCCTCCGCGTCTGTCAGCATCAGGAAAACCACTGTGACCCACTACTAACCACACCGCCGCCCCACACAGGCGGCCCACCTGGGGCCGCCTTTTTCTTTCCCGGCTCCAACCGCCCGACTCCGTAATATTGGGCCGTCGCCGACCCGAATACCGTAATTCCATCGCGCAACAAAATATTTTTACGGTCGTGTCGATTCCAAGTTGGCAAAAAAAATTCGGGATATAGATCCCTTAATAGAGGGCCGGAGCAACCGGTCCCGCACAACAGACGTTACTGGGGTAAAAAAAATGGAAAACAATAAAAAAATCAGCGGGTTTATTCCTGCCGCAGAGAGTCTTCCGCGCACCGACACGGCGATCCCGCTTGACCTGTGGGGCGACTGGTCAATCAGCGGCCGTCCAGAGATCACTTCAGAAATGGTCCCGCAGATCATCTGGGACTTCGCCAGCGATGAGGCAAAGCGTATCGGCACGACCGTTGGCGCAGTTGCTATGTCCTGCATGGCTGCCGCATCCTGCGCGATTCGCTATGGATGGCGTGTTCAGCCGCAGCGCCTGAACTGGCGCTGGAAAGATCGTCCGATCCTGTGGATTGCCGTCCGCGGCAACCCAAGCGACAAAAAGACGCCAGCCGTAATGGCTGCTATCAACCCGCTTTCGGAGATCGAAGTCGAGTGGATCAAGGAAGATGCGCCGATCTTCGAGAAGTACGAGAGCGATGAGCGGATCTACAAGACCAAGCTTTCCCGCTACGAGGCTGATCGTGCGAAATCCGACACCGCAGATGATGACGACGACAGCGGTCGTCCGGTTGCTCCTGAGCGTCCTGCGCAGCGCCGGCTGATCATCGGAGACACGACTACAGAGCGCGTCGCAGAGGTCCTGTCAGACAATCCAGCAGGGTGCATGATCAACAGAGATGAGCTCTCGGCTTGGATTGGCTCATTCGGCGCATACAGTTCCAAAGGAGCGGAAAAAGATAGCGGCTTCTATCTTGAAAGCTACGTTGGCGGCCGATCAACCAAAGAGCGCGTTGGAAACGGCAACGGCGCAAAGAAAATCATCGTTATGGAGAACAAGGCGCTCAGCGTCGTGGGGACGATCCAGGACGACAAAATCAAAAAGATGGCAAAGAAGATGGACCGCGATGGTTTCATGGCACGTTTTGTCTTCGCAAGCGCTGCAAACATGCTTGGAGAAGACATCGAGCCGAACGCGGCTGCTTACGCTGGCTATAAAGCGATGCTGAAGCGTATCACCGAGATGGAGGCTGATAAATCAGAAGAAGGGAGTGTGGTAAAATTCAGCGACGAAGCGATAGAGATCCACAAGTCGATCGTGCTTTTCGTGAAATCGATCGCTGGCCTCACAAACATGCCGGAAGGCCTAGTCGACCATCTCGGCAAATGGGAAGGTCTCTTCGCACGGTTCTGTCTCGTATTCCACATGATCGACGCTGCCACGAACGGCGCCGATCCGCGGCGCGTTGTCTCCGGACGGACGGCCGAGCAGGTCAAGAAGCTGTTCCTCTATTACCTCTTCCCTGAGAGCATGAGCATCTATTCGGAGATCGTTGGCGTCCCGGAAGAGCACGATAACGCCAAATGGATCGGCGGATACATCATCAGCAGAGGTTTAGACAAGATCACCGCGTTTGACGTCGAGCGGGCGTTCAGAAACATGCGCGGTGACAAAGACGCGACGCGTCGAGCGATGGATGTCCTCGAGTTGGCGTCGTGGGTGAAGCCCGATCAGAAAGACGGCAAGCAGACGAAGAAGTGGATCGTCAACAGCCGTGTCCATGAGATTTTCGCTGAACGCGCCGAACAGGAACGCATTCGCCGATCGAAGGAGCGCGAAGAGATTGCGAAGGGCCAACAGGCCCTCCGCACTATCAGGGAGCAACTGGCAGCATAAAGCTGTCACTCCCACCTACCCCAGTAAACTTGCCCCGGCCATGCGCCGGGGCTTTTTTTGGCAGAGTTCAGCCATTCTAACGCCACATCACCGAAAAAATCACCCATTTCGCACCACCCCCCCTGTGAAGCGGGTGATTTTTTGATAAATGGCGGAATTCTGCGGGTTTCAGATGGTGCTGGAAGAACGTCAGAGGAACACAATCGGTCGGCTATCTGCCCGGACAGACCTCCGGAAACATACTGCCAGCGCGGGTTTGCTAAAAATCACCCAAATCACACTCGCGCGTATGAGAATGAGATCTCTGGAAAACACTTTTTTCTCTCTCTTTTCTAATCTGTATATACATAGAGAACCCGATTCTCGGTGCGGTTTGGGTGATTTTTGAGAGACGGCCCATCCACCCCTCCCCTGAACGGGTGTTCCTCTTCCGTTCTCTGCGGCCCTGCGGTATTATCGCAGATCGATAAACCGGCATAAGATCGCTATGCATCTCGGCCCGCGCTATCAGATCCGGCTCGGAGACATCCCTTCCGGCAGCATCACCAGCGCGCGCTGCTTTGCCTGCCAGCACACCGGCATCCTCGACGCCAAAGCACTCATCCAGCGATACACGATTCACCGGCGGATCATCGAGGTCGACAGCATGTTACGCTGCACGGCCTGCGGCAACCGGACGGGCAACAGACTTGAGATTCTGGGGGGACGATGAGACAAGGCCAAAAAACGCTCGCTGATGCCGTCCGACACGTAAACAGCCTCGATGACCTGTCCGGGCCGCTAAACGCCTTCCTGGACGCCCTGGGCGGCCAAGCAGACCCCAGCGCCTTTGCCGACGCTCCCGCGACCATCTCCCCGGATGTCGACGCATACCTCGCGGCCGTCGCTGAGCACCTCCTCGCTCTCGCAGGCCTGCCGGCGCCAGCATGGACACGGCACCACGACCGCTTCCTGCCCGGCCCGGTCTTCATCCCGCCGTCACCTGGCCCTGATCTCCGGCAGCGGCTCCTCACGACGACACCCGGCGCCTTCCGCCGGCGGAATATCTTCACAGCGGCCACCGATTTTCGTTGACACGGCGAAAAATAGGATAATCTCCTGATTCAGAACCATCAAACAGGAGGGGCATGATGTTCAAGATCGAGTTCCCTGACCGCCCCCAGGCCCTCGCATCAACACCGCGCGAGGCCCTGGCGATGGCGTGGATCGCGCTACGTACGGGAGCGGCGTACGTCACTATCAAAGATGGCCGTCACATCTTCGCCGCAACTGGATCTCTCTCAGTGCTCGAGTCCGCGGAAGGCTTCGATCTGGCCGTCAGGATGGCATTCACCGACGGCGAGCAATCCTCCGGCAGCGAATGTCCGTACAAGGTGCCGCACCGCATCGCCGCATGGCAAGCAGGAAGAGAGAGCGTCAGATAAAAATCAAGCAAAGCCAGAAAATACTACCATATTCTCATTATAGACATCTCAATCGGATCAACGGCGTGGTGAGGGTATCATGCGCTAACAGACAAGCAGGTAGATTTCATTTTTATCTCCAAACTTGAGAAGCACTGGGTCCGCACCGGTGCTTCTTTTTTTCATGCTTTTTTTCCGAATGTTTATATATCAATTCAATAGAGGCCTCATCTATTCGGAGAAACGTCTTGGCGCGCAAGAAAAACAAAAAACCAACGAAACCCGGCGAAATTGAGGCCTACCTCAAGCAGCACCCGGCGCAAGAGGGCGGCGAGATGCCGATCCTGGCCATCATCAACGGCGGCGGGGACATCATCCTCGAGGCCGCCGATCCACGGAACCCAGGCGTCAAGCACGCACGACGAAAAGCGCCGTTCGCGCTGGATTTCTATCTCGAACGGAAATATCTGGCGCCGGGCAAGGGCAATGAGATTCGTAATCGCATCCTTTTCCAGGCCGGCGACCGCCTGCGCGAAGATTTCCAGGCAGCAATCAACAGGCCCTGTTGCATGCGTTGGAGCGAACAGGGAGGCACTGGAGGCGGCAAGAGCAGCAGCCCAGACCAATCACGGCTTGCAAATCTCAAGGCCTATGAGCGCTTCTTTTTGGCAGGGAAGGCAATGGGCGAGGGAAGCGGTATCGTTATCGACGTGTGCTGCTTTGGAACGCCAGCTGGAAAGGGCAGGAGGATGGAGATCCTGCGCGCGGGGCTCACGCGCCTGGCAGTGCATTACGGGCTACTCACTGTGGCCCAGACTCTCATGGTGGCAGCATGACACAGGAATTTGAATATCGGCCAGGCATCTTCCTTCTGAACGGGTATGATCCGAAGACACGCGCTATCGCTGATGAGCAAGCTCTTCTCAATCTGATCGATGAACTCCAGGCCTGGCATGGCATTCAGATCACAGCGCGGCTCGCGTATCAGAATCGCGCATGGTGCATGAAGTAGCCATCTCGCTGCCCTTCTCAATCTTTTTTCGTCGCTTCAACAAAAAGTGCTTTACAATTGTCGCCCTGAAGCTCATATAAAAAGTATTGGTCTCACTGCGTTTAGACCGACGTTCCTCCTCCTTCCTGTTCCTTCTTCCTCTTCTGCGGCCCTCGCAATACGGCGGGGGCCGTGGCTTTTTGCGGGGCTGCCCTATCCTTTTGCGGATCACGCGCTCCCCCGCCTGCGGACCTGGATGCTTTTCTTTCCGGGGCCGCTACGTCCCCAGCGCGCGGCCGGGACATAAACATAGGCCGCGCGACTTCTTCTTAATTGGGTCTCAACTGAACTTGGAATGACTCTCATCTGACCCCAGGCGGGGCCCCTGGAACCCACACGTATTGCGGGTGTGTGCAGGGCGCGGTCTGTAGCTCTATTGCAAATTATTATCAACCAGCCACCACCACCCCGGTGGAAATGGCGGATTTCTGCGGGTTTCCGGCCGGTAGGGGTGGCGGGTTTATGGCAAAACAGGGCAAGCGAGTCTCGGCAAACGAGCTGGCCGAGATCCTCGGCGTAAATCGGCACACTGTCGTTGAGTGGGCGCAGAAGAGAAACTGTCCGTCGGTAGAGGCCGCGGATAAAGACGCTGGGAAATCCTGGGTTTTTGATGTCGCTGAAGTCGTCGCATGGCGCGAATCGCAGGCAGCGGAAGCAGTCGCAGAACAGGTCGGCGGGCTGATCAGCAAGGAAGAAGCGCAACGGCGCCGGGCGATCGCTCTGGCTTCAATGGATGAGCTCAGGCTCTCTGAACTGAAAAAAGAGGTCGTCCGGATCGAAGATGTCGCAAGGACCGTCACCACGGAATACGCCCTCGTACGGTCTTCTCTCATGAACATCCCGGCAAAGATCGCGCCGCGTGTGGCACTTCTCGACAATCCGGCAGAGATCCAGGCCGAAATTGAAAAGGTGATCAACGAGGCGCTGGCAGCATTGAAGGCCGATACGAATGCAAACGCCGGCAATCACGCTGTTCCCGTCTGACGATCTCAGCGACGGACTATGGAAGCTACGGGAAGTCCTGGAAGAAATTCGCGGCGAGGCTCTGAAACCAGCGCCTCGGGTTCCGCTGTCGGTCTGGATGGAAGATAATTTCGTCCTGTCTGCTTCTACTAGCAGCGAGCCAGGCAAGATAAGGCTTTTCGGATTCCAGCGCGGTATCGCTGACGCGATCACCGACCCGGCGAATTCGAAAATCACCTGGATGTCCAGCGCGCGCGTTGGAAAGACAAGCCTTTTGAAGGGGACTGGGGCCTACTACACGGCGGCCGATCCGTCTCCTGTGTTGATGCTTCAGCCGACCGAGGAAGACGCAAAGGATTTTTCGAAGTCGGAAATCACTCCGATGTTCGATGACATGAAGTGCCTCGCGGCGATCCGCAACCCGAACGGGCGCGGTGAAACACAGGACACTTGGAACACCAAGCACTGTACGAACGGAGCGATTTGGCGCCTTCGCGGCGCGGTTTCTGATGACGCTTTCCGGCGAGTGACGACACGGATCAACTGCGGCGACGAGGTTGACGCAGCCGGCTGGAACCCGTCGGCGAACACTCAGGGCGATAAGCTGAAGCTACTCGACAAGCGCGGCGAGACGTTTTGGAATTCAAAGAGGATCCTGATGAGCACGCCTCTGTTGAAAGGCAGCTCCCGGATCGAAGCTGAGTATGAGAAGGGTGACCAGAGAAAATACTTCGTTCCTTGCCCGCATTGTGGGGAGATGCAGGTTCTCGAGTTCGGCGGTCGCGATCTTCCGCATGGTCTGAAATGGGATGTTGACGAAGAGACCGGAATGGTCTCGGCGGCTTACTTCGTTTGCGCCGTTAATGGCTGCATCATCGAAGAGAGCAGCAAGCCCGCGATGATCGAGAACGGCGAGTGGCGTCCGACGGCGAAACCGAAGGAACCAGGCCACGCGTCGTTTCATATCTGGACGGCCTACAGCCTGTTCCCGAAGGCCAGCTGGAAGCACATCGCGCAGGAATGGTTGTCCGCGCAGGCGGACCCATCTTCTCTGCTGCAGCCTTTTGTGAACCTCTGGCTTGGTGAGACGTGGGAAGACCGTGCTGGCAAAGCGATCGACGGCGAAAGCCTCGAGCAGCGCACGGAGGTTTATGAGGCCGAAGTCCCGGCCGGCGTCGCTTATCTGACAGCGTTCGTAGACTTCCAGCGGAACCGCTTCGAAGTTGAGGTTGTTGGCTGGGGCCGCGGCGAAGAAAGCTGGAACATCGATTACAAGGTGGTCTTGTGTGACCCGATCGACAGCAAGTCGTGGGAGAGCACACTAGACGACCTACTGTTCCGCACATCGTGGCGTGGAATTGACGGCCGCGAATTCCGCATCCAGGCAACAGGCCTTGATAGCGGTGACGGCTACGCGACGCAGCAGATTTATGACTATGCGCGGGCGCGGATTTCCAAGCGAGTCTGGGCCACGAAAGGGCAGGCAAACTCGCCAACGAAGAAATACCCGATTTGGCCTGGCAGGCCTACGTTGATCGACAAAAAAGGCGGGAAAGTCCCGCTGTATATCGTCGGCGTGGATAACGCGAAGGATCTGGTTTCCAGGCGTATGGCGATCAAAGATCCCGGCCCAGGATACATGCATTTTCCGGTCGATCGCGACAAGGCGTATTTCGAGCAGCTGTCGGCTGAAAAGAAGATTTGGAAGGGCCACGGCGCCCACCGGATGGCAGTCTGGGATTGTCCGAAGGGCAAGCGCAACGAGGCTTTCGACTGCAGGGTTGGCAATACGGCCGTCATGTACGGTCTCAAGGCGATCAACATATCATGGGATCCAACCGCAATCGCGGATCGAATGGGAATCCCGGTAGCGTCGGCAGAAGCGACCGTTCCATCCGAACGGGAATCTGAAGAAATTGAAACACCGGCCACGCCGGTCAAGCCCGCACCGCGCCCCGCTGCCAGGCGGCGTCCGGTCGCAGTGCGGTCTTCATTTATGAGCAGGTGACGGCGTGTTTTCAGATTGGTCGGTCGATGAGTTGAAAGCGGCGATCAAATCGCTGGAGCTGGCCTACACCTCCGGCGTGCTGACCTGCACGATTTCCGGCCGCTCGACCACGTTTGAATCCGGCAATGCGCTTCGTCGTCGCCTTGCCGAGATGAATAAAGCGTTGTCTGACAAGTCAGGTGGCGCCCGCATCCCCCGGAAATTCCGGATCTCTACGCCGTCCAAGGGACTCTGATTTATGGCGCTCGTGCAAACTTCAAAGCCCCGCGTGAGGGTTCGCGCAGGCTCGGCTACGATGGCGCCTGCAATCCTGCGGCCTTCGATGGCCGCATCAGATACATACGAAGCCGGTGGGCTTGGTCGCCGGAGTGTGGGCTGGACGACCTCCTCGCCCGGCCCGAACGCCGCGCTGCTGCCGCATCTTGATACGCTGCGGGCGCGGTCTCGCGACGCTGTACGGAAAAACGGTCTCGTCAAAGAAGGCGTTGAAATCCTTATCCGCGATTCGGTTGGCGTTGGCCTTAAGCCGCAGATCAACGACGTCGATTTACAGGCCCTGTGGGAAAACTGGGTGGCACAAGCGGATGCCGCCGGAATGACCGATTTTTACGGTATTCAGTCGATTGTCGTCCGTAGCTTCTTAACTGCCGGCGACGTTTTTGTGCGGTTCCGGTATCGCTACATCGGCGACACCGATAAGAACGGGGTTGAGATCAATCCCCCGTTCCAGATCCAGATCCTTGAATCCGAACAGGTGCCGACGTCGAAGACGAGATCCGCTGGCATTGGAATCAATGCGATCGTTGCTGGCGTCGAGTTCGACGCAGTTGGTCGTCGTGTCGCGTATCACATGTATCGTGAGCACCCTGGTGACGGGATTTCCGTTTCAAACTTTGAAACCGTTCGCGTTCCTGCTGAAGATGTTCTGCACGTTTTTGAAGTCAATCGCCCAGGACAAGTCCGCGGCGAGCCGAGGCTAGTTTGCGCACTGGTAAAGGCGCGCGATCTCGACCAATACGACGACGCCGAAATGGTCCGTAAAAAGGGCGCCGCGATGTATGGCGGCTTCCTGCGCGCTCCGAGTCTGCCAGAAGGCGTCGCAGTTTTTGGTGAGGGAACGAGCCCGGACGGAACGACCAGCGCCGACGAAGAAGTCAATATCCAACCGCTTGAACCGGGCACGTTCCCGATCCTGCCTCCTGGCTATGATGTCACTTTCAGCGAACCTGCCGATGTCGGCGGGAATTACGGGGCATTCAATAAAGAGCAGAAGCGCTACATCGCATCTGCGATCGGCGTCCTCTACCCTGATTTGTCGCAGGATTTCGACGGCCTGAACGATCGCTCATATCGAGCAATGGTTCTTCCTTACAGGCGCAAAATCGAAGTCCTCCAGGACAATACGATCATCGCCTGTCTTTGCCGCCCTACGTGGATTCGCTTTGTGAATCTGGCGATCGCTGCCGGTGCCTGGACGATGCCCGCCGGGACAACGCTGTCACAGTGGCACAACGTCCGGTGGATGCCACACGTGCACAAATACATGAACCCGTCGCAGGAAATTGCCGCTGTTATTGCTGCGATCCGTGCGGGATTGATGAGCCGGAAACAGGCCGCTTCAGAGCTCGGCTGGAATATCGATGACATCGACCGCGAAATCGCGGCCGACAACGAGCGCGCTGACCGCATGGGACTGGCATTCGATTCCGACGGCCGCAAACCAGCCGGCCAAGCCGCATTCGCCCCAGACAGTGAGGAAGACCAGAAATGAAGTATCCGCACCTCGCTTCTCGGGTGTTCGGTACCCCCCTCATGATAGAGCCCGGCAAGGGCTCTATTATTTTGCGCGCTCTGCAGGACCGGCTGGGCGTGGATGCGGTGGACGTGTCCGCTGCGGCCGAGGCTTATTACGGCGAGCGCAGTGGGGATCGTCTAGACGCAACCCGCGTCGTGAACGGGATCGCGATTATCGCGGTTTATGGCGCTTTGATTCAGCGCCGCGGCGCCATTGATGCGATGAGCGGTGTGGTTAGTTACGAGGCCCTCGGCGCGGAAATCGCAGCCGCCGTTCATAATGACGACATCCGCGGAATCCTGCTCGACATCGATTCACCTGGCGGCGAGGTCGCTGGTTGCTTTGGCCTGGCAGACACGATCAAGGCTGCAGCCGGTGTGAAACCGATCTGGGCCGTGGCGAATGAGATGGCATTCAGCGCGGCCTATGCAATCGCCAGCGCGACGCAGAAAATCTATGTTTCCCGCACAGGTGGTGTTGGGTCGATCGGCGTTGTCGCCTGGCACATGGACTATAGCAAGGCAATGGCCGGCGCAGGGATCAAGCCCACCGCGCTGTTCGCCGGTGCGCACAAAGTCGATGGCAACCCTTACGAGCCTCTTTCGAAGGATGCCCGCACAGACTACATGGCGCAGATCAATGCAACCTACGATATTTTCGCAGGTCATGTCGCCGAAGGTCGTGGGCTGAAAATCGAAGCCGTGAAGACCACCGAAGCCCGCCTGTATTTCGGCGGAACGGGCGTCCGCGCAGGCCTGGCCGATGAAGTCGGCGGCCTAGAGGATGCTCTCTCCGCGATGATTTCAGAGTACGGCGATACCGCGGCCGCCGATTCCAAGCCGCGCGTAAGAAAGGAAAATCCGATGCCCGTTGAGACCGCCGCCGAGACCACCGTGGTCGAGGTTGCCGCCTCCGTTGAAGCTACCGTCGTCGCAGAAGATGCGGCTGAGGAAGTCGCGGAAGTGGTTGCCGAGACCGAAATCACCGAGACCGAGGCCGCGCCAGTCGAAGCACCGGCCGCCGAAGCCCTCGTTCCCGAACGGGATCTTTCCGCCGATGCCGCCGCGATTGTCGATGCCGTGTCCGCTGCTGGCCTTCCCGCCGCTGTCTCTGCTGGTCTGATCCGCTCCGGCTCCACTCTCGAGGCCGCCACGGCTCGCATCGCGGTCGTCACTGAGATCCGCGCCGCCTGCAAGCTCGCCGGCGTCGTTGCGATGTCCGATGAACTTTCTGCCTGCGCTTCTGTCACCGAGGCGAAGGTCAAACTATTCGACGCGCTGGCCTCGAGATCCGAGGCCACCGAGGTCTCCACAATTCAAAAACCGGCTGCTGGCTCGGGCGCCCAAGCACAGCCGCAGATCGATGCGAGCGCAATTTACGCTCGCATCAACGGG